ACTCTGTGTCAGGTGGAATCAAGGAGTTTCTTGAAGAGGCATTAGCAGGTGGTATAGGTAAATACCAGAACTCTGCCTTGACACTAGGATTAATGAATAATGAGGTGTGTGCCTACTTAACTTTGAAGTACTCACTAGATGGAGTGTCACAACGTAGTCCATTCACTCGTGTTGCCATGAAGTTAGCTGGTGCAGTAGAGGATCAGTTTAAGTTTGACTTATGGGATAAAGGTGAGGAGTCTAAGAAGATATTCAGACGAATCAAGAAGAAGGTTACCTCACGTACCAGTAACAGACTGTATCGTAGGTACAACATCATTAGAACCATGAGTAGGGTTGAGCTATTGGAACACAATCCGTGGAGTAAGACAGAGAGACTACACTTGGGTAGTAAACTCATTGACATACTCATTAGAACAACAGGTTTAATGGAGGTTAAGACTGTCCAGTTTGGTAGGAAAAGGAGAGTCATCTACCTCCAAGCTAACAAAGCAACCTTGTTCTGGATAGAGAATGTCAATAAGGAGGGGGAAGGATTACACCCATACTTCTATCCATGTGTAGTACCACCATTGGATTGGAGTTCACCTTTCAATGGAGGATACCACACTAAAAGGATTGACTCCATACCCATGATTAAGACTAGGAACAGAGAGTACCTAGAGGAGATGAAGAACCACTCAATGCCACTAGAGTATGGTGCAATCAATGCACTCCAAAGGACTAAGTGGATGGTCAATGAACCAGTACTGGAGGTGATGAGAAGGTGTTGGGAAACTGGTGAATCATGGGCTAACTTACCACCAAGAGAGGACTATAAGGTACTGCCATGTCCAATACAAGGTAAGAAAAAGGACATGTCAACTGAACAGTTGGACATCTTCATAAAGTGGAAGAAGAAAGCAATGACTGTTCATGATCTCAATGCTAAGATGACTAGTAAACGTATCCAACTAGTCAGGACTCTTGCAATGGCACGAAAGTTTAGACAGTACAAAGCAATTTACTTTGTGTATCAATGTGACTTCAGAGGTAGGAAGTACACAGTTAATTCTTTCTTAACACCACAAGGCCCGGACTATGCTAAGTCTTTACTCCAGTTCTCAGATGAGTTTCCCATTAACAATGAGGATCAAAGGGATTACTTTGGTGTACATGGAGCAAACTCATTTGGATATGACAAGGTTTCATTCAAGGATAGAGTAGCGTGGGCACTGGAAAACACTGATAACATTAAACAATCTGCAAGAGAACCACTCAACTTTAGGTGGTGGACTAAGGCAGATGAACCGTGGACTTTCTTAGCATGGTGCTTTGAGTGGGCTAAGTTTAGTGAGGTAGGGTATGGATTCATGTCTCGTCTACCCATTTGTTTAGACGGATCAAACAATGGACTCCAACACTTCTCTGCTATGCTCAGAGATACCATAGGTGGCAAAGCTACTAACCTCACACCAGAGAAGATACCTCAAGACATATACCAGTTGGTTGCAGATGTGGTACTGGATAAGATACGAGAGGATGCTAAACAGGGGGTACCCTACTCTAAAGAGTGGCTATCCTTTGGTATAGATCGTAAGATAACTAAGAGACCTGTGATGGTGGTACCTTATGGTGGTACACGCTTCAGTTGTAGAGCATACGTAGAAGATGCAATGGATGCTAAGATACTAGCTAACCCAACATCGAATCCATTTGGTGAGCATGTGTATGAAGCATCACTATACGTAGGTAAGCATGTATGGGAAGCGATAGGTGAGGTAGTGATTAAGTCAAGAGAGGCTATGTCATGGCTTCAAGACATAGGTAGGAAGATGAGTGAGAAGAACTTACCTATAATATGGGAGACACCATCAGGATTTGTGGTACAGCAGATATACAAGAGCATGAAACCACGAAGGATAACAACTCATATAGATAATGTATTAATTAAACCCTCTATACTAGAGGAGACAGAGAACTTGGACAAGCGAAGATCAATCAATGGCGTGTCACCTAACTTTGTGCATAGTATGGATGCAACTGCACTCACACTAACTATTAACAGGTGTATGAAGGAAGGTATAAAGGATTTCTCTGTGGTGCATGACTCATATGGGGTACATGCACATTATGTCCCACGTATGGCAGATGCAATACGAAAGTCATTTGTGGAGATGTATTCGGAGACAGATGTACTCACTAACTTTTATGATGAGGTAATAGATGTGATACCAGAACTTGAGGAACCACCTGAACGTGGTGACCTTGACATAATGGGTGTCCTCAACTCTGAGTATTTCTTCTCCTAAATGTGGACATTCTAGGTTCAACACAAACAGTAACACACACGAAAGGAAAATATGGCAGGAAAATATCCAGTCACTCCGAAGGGAGAGTTTCGTTGGCCTCATATTATGGTGGCTGACACAACATACAAAGCAGAAGGTCAGTTTCATATTAAGGTGCTGTTGAACGGCTCCGAAGCTGAAGACATGCAGAAGATTGTTGATACTGCACACTCCGAATGGAAGAAGAAGTGTCAGCAGAAGTCAGCAAAGAAATGGCAGGAGTATATGCCATACAAGGTTTCACTTGATGAAGAGGGTATGGAGGAGGGGACTGAGTTCCACTTCAAACTCAAAGCATCAGGTACAAATGGTCGTACTGGAGAGACATTCACACAAAGACCTGTGGTTGTCGGGCCAAAAAATGAACCACTCTTGGGTCAGATTAAAGTAGGTAATGGGAGTATAGGTAGAGTAGCCTATGAGATTGCACCCTATGAGCATGGTACTTCTCTTGGTGTACAACTCAGGTTACGTATGGTTCAAGTTCTGAAGCTCGTTGAGTATGTTCCAAGTGGGAATGCTGATGATGTATTCGATGTAGAAGAGGACTATGAAATAGTACAGGAGGAACGTACCTCTGTTAAGATAGAAGAGGGTGAAGCCTTTGAAGATGATGGCGAGGAAAAATCTGGTGACTTTTAGATCTGGATTGGAGCAACGGATAGCGGACAACTTAGCAAAACGCAAATGCGAATATGAGTATGAGCCAATGTCCGTTGCTTACTTTGTTGAACACAAGTATAAACCTGACTTCGTGTTACCTAATGGGGTTATAGTTGAAGCTAAAGGATACTTCAGGTATAAAGAACAGAGGATGCACAGGTCAATCAAAGAACAGCATCCAGAACTAGACATACGATTTGTGTTTGCTAATGTGAACAGTCGTGTTCAGAGTTCTGGATTAACATGTGCAAACTGGTGCAAGAAACATAACTTCTTGTATTCAGAAGAGATTGTACCTCATGAATGGACTAAGGATGTCAAGAAGAAAAGAAACTAACTACATAGTGATTCACTCCACTCTCACAAAACCTAACTCAAACATAAACATTAGGACTGTTGATGAGTGGCATCGTAAACGTGGGCTACTAAAGGTTGGTTATCATTACTTCATAAAGCGTGGTGGTCAGATTGAGGTAGGTCGTAGCCCGAATGACATAGGTGCACACACTAAAGATCATGATTCTGATTCAGTTAGTGTGTGTATGGCAGGTGGGTTAAACACTAGAGGTATAGTGGCACCAGACTACACTAAAGAACAGTTGGAGTCCTTGTTTGTTTTAGTAAAGACTCTGAAGTATATGTATCCTGATGCACAAGTGGTGGGTCACAGAGACCTAAGTGGAACAGACTGTCCATCCTTTGATGTGAAGGAATGGTGGTTAGCAAACGAAGATAGTGCTGGTCTACTGAAGTATAAGGTAGGTGGATCAGGTGTTTGGGTTAACTAATAAAGGGGAAACATGAAGTGGAAAGAAATACTACCAGATCCAGATGAGATAACAGAGAACTACTCATTTGGTTACAAGTCAAGTACAGGATTGACCACATATAAGTCATTTCAATCATACACAATACAAGGTGTCCTAAATAACTTCCTTACTTTCTTACAAACACTAGGCTTTTCTTATGTTGGTAAGGTAGTACTGGAAAGTAAAGATGGTACAAAGACATGGACTACCTAGACACACACGAAGAGAGTGAGTTCATACAGCATGAGCCATGCCCTGAGTGTGGGTCACGAGATAACTTAGCACGTTATGATGATGGACACGCCTTCTGTTTTGGTTGTAATTACAGAGAGAAAGCAGGTGGTGAACAGAAAACAATAACAAAGAAAGGGGATAGACACATGGATTTTGTTGAAGGTGAAGCAACAAACCTGAGTGCACGAGGTATTTCTTTAGACACATGTAGGAAGTGGGACTACTGTATAGGTGAGGTTGCAGGACAACCAGTACAGATTGCCAATTACAAAGATGCAAGTGGACAGAGAATAGCACAGAAGATTAGGTTTCGTAACAAAGACTTCCACACTAGAGGTGACATAAAGGAAGCTGGTCTCTATGGTCAGCATCTATGGTCAGGTAAAGGTAAGAAGGCTATCGTTTGTGAAGGTGAGATAGATGCACTATCCGTTTCACAATCTCAAGGTAACAAGTGGCCTGTATACTCTGTTCCAAATGGGTCAGCAGGAGCTTCAAAGGCGGTACGTAAGAGCATAGAGTTACTCGATGGGTATGAAGAGGTCATCTTTTGTTTTGATAACGATGATGCAGGTATTAAAGCATCAAGAGAGTGTGCTCAAGTTTTACCTCCGGGTAAAGCTAAGATAGCAAAGCTACCTTTGAAGGATGCTAATGAGATGTTAGTTAAAGGTAGAGTAAGAGAGTTGATTGACTGTATCTGGCAAGCTAGAATATACAGACCAGATGGTATCGTTAATGGTAAAGATCTGTGGGACATAGTAAGTGCTGAAGATTCTATGTCATCATGTCAGTACCCATATGAAGGTGTAAATAAGAAGACTCTTGGTATGCGTAGAGGTGAGATAGTTACGATCACAGCAGGTGCAGGTATAGGAAAGTCACAGGTGTGTAGAGAAGTAGCTAACCACATACTGAATCAAGAAGAGAAGATTGGTTACATTGCACTAGAAGAATCCAACAAGCGTACTGGACTAGGATTCATGGGGTTACACTTAAACAAACCATTACATCTAGGTACAGTTGAGGTTACAGATGAGGAGTTTAAAGAGGCGTTTGATAACACCTTGAATACTGGTAACATCTACATGTATGACCATTGGGGTTCACTTGAGAGTGACAATCTCCTATCAAAGATTAGGTACATGGTGACTGCATGCGGTTGTAGTTTTATTATACTAGACCACCTATCTATTGTGGTATCAGGTATAGAAGAAGGTGACGAGAGGAGAACTATTGATAACCTGATGACTAAGCTGAGAGGTTTAGTTGAGGAGGTGAACTGTGGATTGATACTTGTGTCCCACCTGAAGAGACCTCAAGGTAACAAGGGTCACGAGGATGGAGCACAGACTAGCATGGCACAGTTAAGAGGTTCGGCCTCCATAGGTCAGCTATCTGATATTGTTATTGGATGCGAAAGAGACCAGCAAGGTGACAATCCAGATCGTACTACAGTAAGAGTATTAAAAAACAGATGGACAGGAGAGACAGGTGTAGCCTGTGAGTTAGACTACGATCACAAAACTGGAAGACTAACTGAAGTACCACTAGATGAGATACCTTTTGATGAAGAAGAGGAAGATGCTAGTTGGTCTGGTGATAGTGCGGTGTTCTAATGGATATGTTTGACACACTACACACAGACAGTTGTTCAATATGTGGACAGAACTCACAGTTTGTGGGTGATGGTGTTACTGGTATGTTTGGTAACATCCCGGTTACGTTCTGTCAATTATGTTTAGACTCAATGATTGCAATGGTGCAAGACTTAAGTGAGGGGGAAGATGAAGACATGTGTATTTGATATAGAAACTGATGGACTCTTAGAAGACTTAACTAAGATACATTGTTTAGTACTCTATGATATAGAGGAAGATAGGCTCACCTCTTTCACAGGTGAAGAAACAATGGACGGACTATTTTTCCTGAAAAATTTTGACACGATTATAGGACACAACATTATATCCTTTGACCTACCAGTTCTGAAATCGTTTTACAAATGGGAACCAGAGCCTACACAAAAGATAAGAGATACGTTGGTCTGGTCTAGGTTAATCTATCCAGACAGAGCAAGTAGAGACTCCATCAATCAAGCCATAGACAAAGACCAGTATGGTAGACACTCACTTAAGTCATGGGGTCAGAGGCTGGACTTTGGAAAGGGGGAGTTCACAGACTTTGAAGAGTTTAGTATAGAGATGTTGGAGTACTGTGAGAATGATGTTCAACTTAACTATAAGTTATACTGTAAGTTACTTGGAGCAAAGTTTCCAGAGGATTCAGTACAACTGGAGCATGACATACATACTATCTGCTTACGACAAACTGAGAATGGATTTCCTTTTGATGTTGAAGGTGCATCTAAACTATACGCACAACTAGCAGAGAAGAGAGACAAGCTACAAGGTGAGTTAAAGAAAGTCTTTGGCTCATGGATAGTTGATGAGGGTTCAAGAAAGAATGACACCTATAACAAGGTTAAGATTGTTGACTTCAATCCTAACTCACGTAAACACATAGCTAAAAGATTGACAGAGTTAAGAGGCTGGAAGCCTAAAGAATTTACACCAACCAATGAGCCAAAGGTAGATGAGCAGATACTATCTAAGCTACCTTATCCAGAAGCAAAGCTAATGGCAGAGGCATTTGTTGTAAATAAACTAATAGCTCAACTATCAGAGGGAAGACATGCTTGGTTAC